GGCTCCCGGAGGCGAGATCGTCAAGACTCTGCCGAAGGGCTCCAAGGTCGAGTACCTGAAGGGAACTGATCCCGACTGGCACCAGCTCGCCGATGGCTCCGGCTTCGTCATGGCATCGAAGATCAAGTGATGCGGCTGATCTATATGGGGCTGTAATCATATCCATGTACTCCCGGAAATATTAACTGTTTTCACCTCTCCCGTCCGCATCCGGGAGAGGTCTTTTTTATTGCTTGAAATGATGCAAAAAAAATGATGCAATTTCGTCCGCAGACGGCGGACAGAGTGTCCTCTCCTGAAGGAAAAAGCCTTATTTTTCGGCATTTTGAATCATATCCGCTTGCCTCTCTGGCTTCATAAATCGCGGCGCGCCGCTATTCTTATGGTATAATCCCATCATCATACTTATAGGAGATTTTATATGTTACGGTGCGCTTCTTTCTTTACTGGTGTTGGTGGTATTGATTTAGGATTCGAGCAGAACAAGCTCTTTAAGGTTGTTTATGCCAACGAGTTCGATCCATACCCGGTTAAAACATATGAGTTAAATTCAAAATTAAAGGTTGATTGCCGTGATATAAAAGACGTTAAGGCTTCTGAAATTCCCGATTTTGATGTTCTATTGGCTGGATTCCCCTGCCAAGCGTTCAGCGTTGCCGGGTACCGCAAGGGCTTCGACGATGAGAAAGGCAGAGGCACTCTTTTCTTCGAGTTGATCCGGATCATAGAGGAAAAGCAACCGCAGATCGTATTTCTGGAGAATGTAAAAAACCTCGTAGGACATGATAACGGCAATACATTCGCTGTTATTAAAGATGCTTTAGAGCAAAATGGGTATTTGGTTAATCCTATGGTATTAAACGCCATGGAATACGGTAACGTTCCTCAGAACAGAGAAAGAATATATATTGTCTGCTTCAAAGATCCTGAGGTTTATAATCGGTTCCATTTTCCGCTCCCAATCGCATTAAAGAAAAAGCTCACGGATATTATCGATTTTGAGAATACTGTTGACGAAAAGTATTATTACACGCCCGGCAAATACAAGGGTGATATGTATGAGCAACTTGTAGCAGCAATGGATGATGAAAACGCCGTTTATCAATGGCGAAGAAAGTATGTTAGGAAAAACAAAAGCGGTGTTGTTCCTACTTTGACCGCTAATCAGGGCGAGGGCGGTCATAACGTTTGTTTAATAAAAACAAAGCACGGAATCAGAAAAATGACACCGCACGAATGCTTCAATACGCAGGGCTTCCCTAAGTCATTTAAGCTCCCTGCGGACATGAGCGATGCGCGCTTGTATAAACAAGCTGGTAACTCCGTTTGTGTATCAGTAATTAAACGAATCGCAGACAATATCGCCGAAGCTTATTTACAAGTTAACCCATGAAAAAAGCCCCTTTCGGGGCTTTTTCTTATAGGGACATGCCTCCTGTTACGATTATATTACACTCTTTCAAGAAACGCAAAAAGGTGTTGACTTTGCTCAAAAACTTTCGTACACTCAATACATCGCTTGAGAATTGCTAAGCGAAAGTTTAAGAAAGGAGCAAGTAAACAGATGTATGATTCGACAGACCTGAAGTTCCTGATCAGAGCCAAGTACGGGACGATCAGGAAGTTTGCGGAAGTAGTCGGGCTCTCGGAAAACACGATTCAAAATCACCTAAAAGACGGTAATTGGGACATGAAGCAGGCGATCAAAGTGATCGAAGCTCTTTCCATACCTCCGAAGATGACTTTTGTGTATTTTTTTGAGCCGATGCTTTCGAGAAGCGAAAGTCAGGAATGATCGAAGCTCGAAAAGGCTTCGATGAAGTATTCAAAGCAAAGGAAGCAAGTTAATATGTCAGTTTCAATTCTATTCTGTGCGTTCGCACTCGGCATGGTGCTCGGTGCCGCACTCGTTTTCCACATCACAGCAGACACATACGACTCAGCACTCGACGAATCTTATCAGAGCGAACTCAAATGGAGACGTCAGGTCGACGAGCTCGAAGATGAGATCGAGCACCTTGAACTGCGCCCGGTTCACTGTCCTGCTCCGGTCAATATCACACAGATTGGAATCGACTGGGACGAGCTTGACTTCCCGAACAGCTCTGACAGGAGGTGAATAAATGAGCGCAGAAGAATACACGAAGATGGCGAACGGTGCCATCCAGTCTATTATCGACGAAGTAAATAAGGAAGAAGCCGAGAAGGTTGCTATCATCGGCTCCAGCTTCTTGGAGCTCCACACAGTGAGCTTGGGGAATCCCGTCCTCGTCAATATAGATCAGATCACGGTGATCGGTAATACGGATGAAGGCACATCTATTTCATTCGCTACTCAAGCAGACAGTTATATCAATGTCCGCGAATCCTACGAAGCGATCAAAAACACAATCAGGTTTTTATTCAGGAGGTGAGAATGAAGATCAAAGGCTATAAGGCGATGAACGAAGACATGACTTGCCGAGGCTTCCAGTATGAGGTCGGCAAGACATACACCATAGAAGGCGGGATCAAGATATGCGGAAATGGATTCCATTTCTGCCGCGATATTATAAGCGTCTTCAACTACTATGGGCGATTTAAAAGCCGAGTCTTCGAAGTCGAAGCAGATGGATATATCGAGAAGGGCGACAAGCTCTGCTGTCAGAAGATCACCATCGTTCGCGAAGTAAAGGGAATCGAATTAAATCGGATTCTTTACGGCGACGGCTACGGCGACGGCTACGGCTACGGCAACGGCTACGGCTACGGCTCCGACGACGGCGACGGCTACGGCGACGGCTACGGCTACGGCTACGGCTACGGCTACGGCTACGGCTGCGGCAACGGCTACGGCTACGGCTACGGCAACGGCAACGGCAACGGCTACGGCGACGGCAACGGCTACGGCAACGGCTACGGCTCCGGCTACGGCTACGGCTACGGCTACGGCTACGGCTCCAGCTCCGGCAACGGCTACGGCGACGGCTCCAGCTCCGGCAACGGCTGCGACTGCGGCTACGGCTACGGCAAAAACATTCAAAAAATACTTGATTTTATGGAGGAATAATCATGAATAACACGATAGTAGTATGCGAATACGGTTGGATTTTGGTTGGCAAGATGGAGAATTCGAGTGCACAGACGACTCTTCTGAAAGAGGCTTCAGTCGTAAGAAGATGGTCGAACGGAAAAGGAATCGGCGGACTGGCTAAGGCTGAGAACAAAAACGAATACACTCTTGACAAAGTCGGGACTGTATCTATTCAGACATCGAAGATCCTTTTTGAGATTCCGTGCGAGTGGTAAGGAGGGATTCAATATGGCACTTAATATCAAAAGAGGACCGCAGGCACGCTCGATCCGCTGCGTCATCTACGGTCCCGAAGGTATAGGCAAGTCAACGCTTGCCTCACAGTTCCCGGACGCGGTCTTCATCGACTTTGAAGGGGGAACCGATACGATGGATGTCGCCCGTTTCGAAAATCCTACACACTTCGACGGGCTCATCCTTCTTCTTAAGAATATATCACAGGAAGACATCTGTAAGACGGTCGTCCTCGATACGGCCGACAAGCTGGAGAACCTTATCACAGACCACATCTGCGAAGTCAACGACTGGAAGAACATTGAAGATCCCGGATATGGCAAAGGTTACACATATCTCGCCCAGAAGTGGCTCGAAGTCCTGAAGGCTTGCGACGAGGTCGTTGATTCGGGCAAGAACATCGTCATCGTCGCTCACGCTGCGATGCGTAAGTTCGAACAGCCGGATGAGATGGGAGCTTATGACCGATGGGAGCTGAAGCTCTCAAAGAAGACCGCACCTCTTATCAAGGAATGGGCTGACATGGTCCTCTTCATGAACTACAAGAACTCCATCGTCGAAGATCCCAAGACCAAGTCAAAGAAGGCGGTCGGAGGCAAGCGTGTCATGTACGCTACACACTCGCCGACCTACGACGCGAAAAACCGGTTCGGTCTTCCTGACTCCATGGATGCCGACTTCTCTGAGGTCGCGCATATCTTCTCGAATGTCCCGGTCAAGAAATCCAAGAAGGCGGAGATCTCCGAAGCGGTTGACGGTCTCGGAGGATTCGAGCCGTGGCTCATTCACTTCCTGTCCGTGCAGGATCCAACACTCACGGCTAACACTATCGACGAGCTGGAGCCGACGGCTATCGAGTTCGTTCATAAGAATATCAACAAGTTAATCAATAAGTTCAAGGAGGAACAGACAAATGAGTGAAACAGCGTTCGATTGGAACAGCAAGGTACCTGCAAAGGCAGAAGAGAGGGAGTTCGCACTTCCTCCGATCGGAGAGTATAACTTCATGGTTGTAAGTGCCGAGAAGACATTCTCTTCAAACGGAAATCCGATGATCAAGGTCAGACTTGACCTTCAGGGCGCGGACGGCTCGGTCTTCGACAACCTTGTCATCTCCGACAAGATGATGTGGAAGCTGGTCTCCTTCTTCGAGTCTATTGGTCTCAAGAAGGAGGGCGAGGAGCTCTCACTTTCCATCGGTGACGCAGCGGATAAAGCTGTCGGCATGGAAGGCTTCTGCAAGATCAAGCATGAGACCTACAACGGCGAGAAGAGGGCGAAGGTTGACAAGTACCTCATCCCGACCGCGAAGAAGGCTACTACAGCTCCTGTTCTCGATGAGGACGATTTGCCCTTCAAGATTGACTGATTATGATGACCGATCTTGAAAAAATGCTACAAGCTCTCGACTCGATAGATCCTTCCCGTGTCACCTACGAGGAATGGATTCATGTCGGCATGGCTATCAAGGCCGAAGGCTTGAGCTGCGATGTCTGGGACGATTGGTCGAGGAATGACTCACGGTACCATGTAGGCGAGTGCGACAAAAAGTGGAGTTCTTTCGAGAACTCCGGCATCTCCGCAGGTACCATCTTCCATCTGGCCGAGCAGTACGGTGGCTACACTCCATCAAAGAAGTGGTCTTTCGATGACTATCTTCCGGCGGAAGCCGAGGAAGGTAACTACTACGAGGAAGTGCTCTCCAAGAACAGTGCGGAAGAGGAGCCCTGGCAGATGGCGGTACGCTATCTGGAGACGCTTTTCACTCCTGACGAGTCCGTGTCTTACGTTCATTCGGCGACGTTCAAGGAAGATAAGGTCAAGTGGATTCCTGCCGATGCCGGTCACGTCCGTAATGTCTCTGCTATTATCCGAGACCTTAAGAAGTACAAGAGGCTTGACGAAGCGTTCGGGACGATAAACCCAGAAGCCGGTGCATGGATAAGGCATAACCCGTCAACAGGTGCCAAGGATGCCGATGTCACTCGATTTGCCTATGTCTTGGTAGAGTCTGATTCGATGCCGTTGGAAGAACAAAAGAAGTTCCTTATCAATCAGAAGCTCCCGATCGTGGCTTTGATCGAGTCAGGCGGAAAATCCATTCATGCCATCGTCAAGATCGAAGCCTCCGACGAAAATGAGTTCAAGCAGAGAACGAGCTTCCTGTTCGACTACCTGTCGCAGAGACATTTCCAGATCGACGAAGCGAATAAGAACCCTGCAAGACTTTCCCGTCTTCCGGGTGCCATGCGTAACGGCAACATTCAGAGGCTTCTTGCCACGAACATCGGCTGTGCGTCTTGGCTTGAGTGGATAGACCTTGTGAGCGGTGTGGATGATGACCTGCCGGAGATCCATTCCGCGAGAGATATGTTCGAGAATCCCGTTCCCGAGCCTCCGGCTATCATCGACGGTGTGCTCCGTAAGGGTGCCAAGATGATATGCACTGGAGACTCCAAGAGCGGGAAGACGTGCCTCCTTATGAATCTTGCGATCTGTATAGCCGAAGGTTGGGAGTGGCTCGGTCATCAGTGTATGCAAGGCCGTGTTCTATATATCAACATGGAAGTTATGCAATCCGACTTCGAGACTCGCTACAAGTCTATATACAAGGCCTACAAGAAGCCAGCCTCCGAAGAAGGTCAGAACAACTTCGACTGGTGGAATTTACGAGGTAAGGCAGAGCCGCTGGACAAGCTTGCTCCGAAAATCATCAGACGATGCAGAAGTAAGAAATATCTCGCGATCATCGTCGATCCGATCTACAAGGTTCAAGGCGGTGACGAGAACTCAGCCGAAGCGATAGGTAAATTCTGCGCCCTGTTTGACCAGATTGCGGAAGAGACAGGTGCATCGATGATCTATGTTCACCATCACGCAAAAGGCTCGGCAGGCGGAAAGAAGGTCATGGACCGTGGCTCCGGCTCCGGTGTCTTTTCCAGAGATGCCAAC